CTCAGCCGCACCGTATACGCTGAGGCGCCAGAAGGACCCGCGATCGCCTGGAAATGGAAACGCCGGGCGTTACCCGGCCCGGCGCATGACACCCTCCATCCGCAAATGGAAACGCCCGGCATCGGGCTTTCCGATCCGGGCGCATTTATTGATGATGACATATAGGTAGGATCCGGTGGACCTAGGTGTCAAGCACGATCTATCGGTCGGTCCAGCCCATATCCGCGCATCCGATCCAGAGCCGCGCACAGAGAACGGCGCAGCGCATCCCGAGACTCGCCCTTGGCACCCCAACCGCAGCGCTCCAAAACATCAGTCAGCGTCTGCCCACCGAGACAGACCCGATCAACGAGGTCACGGTCGCGAATCGCCGTCCTCTTGCGGCCGCCCGGCCTGACCCGCCGCACTTCCTTCGCCAACCCATCACCGATCCGGCGCTGCAGCACTCGCAAACGCTGGAAGTCCCGAAGCATTGCCGCCTCGCGATCACCGCCACCCGACGCTGCCACCCGCAGAGTTTCGAGCGAGGAACACTTCACACCCGACGCTGCACACCGCTCGACCAGAGTTGCATATTCGCGCCCAATCTCGACCTGGCCCACCGAGAACGGAGGCCGAAAGATTGGCACATCAGCCCCGACGCTCTCTGCCTTTGCAATCGCCTGCGCATGCCGACGCGCGGCCTGCTCCGTCATCACGTCGAACGCATCGGCAACCCGCATCGCCCGCCGCCCCATGTACCCATCGGACCGCGTGCGAGGCCCCGAGGCCGTCATATCGGTACGTCGCGGCGTGAACGTGGCGAACGCCCCACGCGCCGGGGCATCCGGGATCATCGGCCCGCACTCCGCAGGCACGGCCGCAGCGGCGCGGATCGCATCTAGCCGATCAGCTTCGTAGCCCTCGCGCAGACGAACCGCGAAGCGGGGACCTGCCAACAATGGCCCGGCCACGCCAGTTGCTTCATCGATCACCTGCCGCAGGATGACGACACGCGCCGGGCGGCAGAACGGAGGCATCGGAAGGGTATGCATCATGCCGCGTCCCCCTGCATGTGGTTCTGCACCAGGGACAGCGCGGCGGCCTCGTCAGCCTCATAGGCGCGCAGCATACCCTCTTCGCCCGGTAGCAGCGGCGCCCCGCGCTTCAATCGATCGCGCGCCCGCTCAACGTCACCCGCCCAGCTCCGCGCCTTCGCGGCAATCTGATCGAATTCCCGCTCATTCAGCGGCGGACGATGCTTGAACCGCCAAAACCGATATTCGGCCACCAGACGATGCGCCTCCAAGGCCCGCCGCCCGGCTTCACTTGCGAACCAGCTCGCAAGGCCCGGGAAGTCCTCGATCGGGCGGGGCTGCGCCACCTGGGCCAGGGCGATGATCGTCGCCCGCGCCGGCCAGAAGCACCGGGCCGAGCCATCGCCCTTGTCCCGCAGCGACTCGAACAGGCGCCCGAGATTGTGATCCGTCAGATAGGCCACATCGTCGATGATCCGATCGATCCGCTTGCGCTCTTCCTCAATGGGCGTGCCTTTCTTGAACCGGAACCCCAGCCCCTGCATCGGCGCGATGAACAATCGGCGTACCCGCGCCCGGTTGCTTTCTTCAGTCTGATCTTCGGTCATGGCCTGCCCTTTCTCAGCTTCTTCTCTGCACATGGTCGGCCGATCTGGACGGTGACACAGGAAAGGTTTTCTGTTCTTTCCGGTCCTGTTCTGTCATGTCCTGTCCTGTAGGGCCGTTTCACCTTCTGACGGTGAAATGCCACCGAAATTCAGGTGAAATCCTCCTGAAATCCGGTGAAATAATTTCACTTCACTTCACTTGATTTCACCCACCTCCGGAGGCGCGAAACGGGATCGCCCCGGCGCCATAGCCCAGCACCTCGGCCATCGCCGCGCGCACGTTGTCGGCTGTCACGAAAAGGTCGGTATCAGCCATGAAGATCGCGACGGCGCGGATGTTCTGGTCATTGCGCACATGCACAGGGACCTGCATCTCCTCCATCTTCTTGCCGATCTTGTGCTTCTTCTGGGCCAGGCGGTTCGCCTCGCGCCCGGCCGCCCGGCCGCGCTTGCGCCGGTGCATATCCATGACGATTTCCTCGATCATGCCATGATGGCCCAGCCGCTCGATCGTCGCGCCCTGCTTCTCATCCTCGACCAGGACAGGCACCCAGCCATGCAGCACCTGGTCGCGAACCTCGCACCATGATGCCACGTCGGGAAACCGGGCCAGACCCGCCAATTGCACGTCCGAGGTCGGCAAGGTGCCCGCCGGATCCTGCCGGATCGACTCGGCCCACAGGATCACAGCCGTGAAGCCGATATCCCGCCGCCCCTGCATGATGCATTCGGTGACGAACTCGGACGAAAGGAAGCGGTGACCGAAGAACGGGAACCAGTCATGGTTTGCCAGCGTGTCGCCGCGCTTGAGAGGCCATGTGTCCGGGGTGAGGACTGCATCGCTCATGATATACGGTCCAAATAGGCTTGCCCCTCGTCGGACTGCCTCCATGCGTCTAGCTGCACCCACGCCCGCTTGGCCCATTCGGCTATTCGAACTAGCTGTTCCGGCGTAAATTCCAGGTACTGGAAATCGCCAGCGTTAAAGACAACACCTGTCTCTTCAACATCCAGCTCGATCAGCAAACGGTCGCCCCCTGCGTCAGTAATATGCAGGCGATGCTGCGGAAAACCGTCGGCGTCTTTTTTGATCGTTGGCCTGAACATCAACCCTCCCCGCAAAATTCATCCGCCGCAGAGGCCAGCGCCCGCAGCTCCAGCACCAGGCTGTCCATATCGACCCCGCCAGACGCGATCACCGTCTCGCCCGGCGCATCCCCGGCCCGCGTCGCGAACACGGCGAAACTGCGGAACCCGCACTCCGTCTCGCGGAAACGCACGGTCAGATGCGCCAATGGCCGCGCGACCTCGCGCCGGATGGATGGCCGCTCAATCCCCATGACCCGACACCTCAATGCCGCGCAACCGGGCTAGCCAAAAAGGGGGCGCGAGGTCGTCCCGCGCCCCAGGTCCAACAGGGAGGTGGCCCGGCATCGTCACCCCCGGGCCCGGGGTCTCGGTAACCTCGCCGGGGCGCGCATCCTCTTGGGACAGGGCGCGCACCCCGGTTTCGTCGCGACTGCCTGTCCGCCGCGACCGCGCCGGTTGATGGGGGGATGACCCGCCGGCGTTCTTAACTGAAATCAAATCGTCCCGCCCGACCGCGTCGAGCGCATGGTCCAGCGACCGGCCCATGAAGCACATCTGTTGACGGACGCATATCGCGTCACCTTCAGAAAGGCGCGGCGTTACCCGGTCCAGGGCATCCTGCTGTGCCGGCGACAGCGCGCGGCGGGTAGCGCCCATCTGCAGCCTCATAGCGGCACCCGACGGAACAACCGGCGCTTTTGTTCTCCAAAAGTTCCGCTTCCACTGACCCCGGCGTATCCATAATATCGTGGCCCGGATCGACGTTGGCGCGCCGATCCGGGGAGTGAATCTGCAACTCTTTCAAAATCGCAGACCAACGCTGGCCGGGGTAGCAGCCCCAAACCAGCAGCCACCATGGAAAGGAAGTTCCAATGGCGACTCTTCGACACCCGGAAACGGGCGTACCGATGAACGATATCAGCGTGAAGCGAAAGAATATCGACGGCGCGACGCGGCATACGATTTTCCTGCTGCGCCTTCAAGGCGACACGATCGAGGATATCGCTCGAAAACTCGGACTGGACCGGCGGCGCGTCAGCGCCACGCTGCGACGCCGGGGCGAAATGCGCGCTGCCCGTGCTGCGATCATACGCCTCAAGGCAAACGGCGAGCTGCTGCTCTGACAGGCGGCGCAGATCGCGGGCGCGGATGGACAGGCCGTTCGGGAGGACGCCCGCAAGCCTCAATTGATGTGAGAAAAACCGGCGCGAGAGCAGCAGCCCGAGGGACACCGACCCCCGCCCCCGCGCCGAAGTTTGGCCGCGTGGTCTTCCAACACGCAGCCGGGCAGTGCGGATCAGGCCCGCATTCCGTGAGTGATCCTTGAGCGCAGTCATGACTGGCCCCGCTTGAACGGCACGGCACCATCCGCCGCATCGACGTCCAGGGCGCGCAGCCCGGCCTCGGCCACTGCGATGATATCCAGCAATTCGGCCCGCGCCTTGTCGCGGCAGCCGCCTTCGGTTACCGCCATCAGGGCCGACGTCCCCTCGCCCGCCTCTTTCACCAGCCGCCCGGCATGCGCCAGCACCGACACCGCCCCCTCCGGCGTGGGATCAGACAGATCAGGCACCATGGCGACGCTGATCCGGTCCGTTCCGGTCAAGGCCTGCAAGGCGATCACATCGCCAATGGTCCAGCTGCGGGTGCCGTTCATCTTGCGCGACAGGTCGGCAGGATCGAAATGATCCCCGGCCCCGCCAGGACCGGCATGGAAATCGGCCATTTCCTTGGCTGCAGATTGTTGCGTCGGGAAATGCGAGGTCACCAGGCCCCGCATGATCGCATGAACGGTGCGGCGGGCATCAGCCATGCGGCCCCTCCTGACGCTCAGAGGCGTCTCTCTTTGACCGAAGACCGACACCGTGCCAGAATTTGGTGCGCGCCGGGGTCACACCCCCGACGCGCGGCGTCACACGCGACCCAGTAAAGGAAAAAATCGCATGCAAACCCCTTTGGAAGAAGGCGCGAAAGGACTCGCGCAGATTGTCGTGAAACACTGGCACGCCGCCCTCGGCCTGGTCGGCCTTCTGATTTTCGCCGCCAGCCTGGTCAGCAACCTGCCCGGCGACATTGCGGCTATTCGGTGCACTGCACTGATCATGTTCGGCTGGGGCTTCGGACAAACCGAGTGCAGGACGTTCCGCAAAAGCGTGATCGGCCCCTACCAGATCACACGGCCCCATTGGCGACTCACAGTCAGCGGCGCCCTTCTCTTCACAATCGCCATCGGCGCCGCAATCGTCCTGGCCCGCCACCTCTGGTTCGTCGCATAGGCAGGTCAGGTGGTATTTTCCGGGCGCCGTAGGCAGCACAATATAGGTCCGGCAATCCTCACACAGGTATGACGTCACCTCCTCCCCCGGCAACAACTCAATCTCACCCTCTTCGCGTGGCGGTCGGGGCGAGCACAGATAGTCACGGATCACCCGGAACATCTTCATGCCGCGCCCGCCCCCGGGCATTGTCCCGGCGTCTTCGGAAAGACGAGGATCCCAGACATCCTCAGGCCCGTAGGTAAAACTGTAGTTCGACATTGCATGGATCCTTTGCAGGTTAGACGGGCCTCGCGCCGCGCAACCGCCGCGCGATCCGCTTCAGGGCGTCCAGGCTGGTCTGCCACAGGGGCAACCTCATTGCTTTGCGCCGCAGCGCGGCAGGCGCAATCCTGCGCCGGTGAGAGCAACGTTGGAAACGGGGATGATGACATCAGTGCGGACGTCATGCGGCGGCTTCCCCCAAATCGGAGTTATCCCGAATGAATTTTAGAAGTTGCGCCTCTGTCTCCGGCCACACGCGGCCACCCTCACGCAAGCGTTTTACCACCTCCGAGTTTCCGACCGCCTTCTTTCCAAAATACGACTCCCCCATCCCGGTTTCCTCCAGGAACTGGTCGATGAGCTTCAGAAGACCGAGGTGATTTGCATGTGTCATGCCGCCAAAATATCCTCTAAAGCGGACATGTCAATCATCCGCTATCGAAGACGTGCGGAATCCTCCTCTTTGGAGGACACTCGCGACATGACAGACTCGCTAGATTTTGACGCGCTTCGCGCCCGCCTCCGGGACGGCATCAAGAGAAACGGCCTCTCGATGAGAGCGGTTTCCCTGAGTTCCGGAAATGGCGCAGGCTACGTTCATTCTATCGTATCGGAAGGAAAAGTCCCGACAGTCACGAACCTCGCCAAGATCTGCGACGCAGCGAACTTGAGCCTGCTCTACGTCATGTACGGACTGGATGTTTCCCCGGAGACTGAAGCGATTATTCGTCGGATTGAGGCAAACCCCGAAAAGCGGGACGGAATTCTTTCTCTTCTGAAAGACTGATCATATTATCAATATCGAATATTAGATTTTTCTTCGCCGTAGCATCCATCGATGAAAGCACTTCAGCAAACTCGGTGACGGTCAATTCATTGGTATCTTTGTCTTTCAAATTCCATCCTCCCCAAGGATTAACTTGGAGACGATGGCACAAAGCAAGAACATTCGACACCCCCGAAGTCTGGTAGCGCCTGTCGACATGGCCACCAGAAGCGTTAACATAAACCTAAATATGGCCGTCGAATCGAGATAAGCGATGCGACCTGACCCCGATCATTAAGGAAATATGGTTTGAAAAAGACAATTGCCACCGCTCTTGCACTGATCGCACTTACTGGTTGCGCGAAGGATCCCGACGACATATTGGCAGCGGATATTGGGGACAATGCATATAAGGGATACTCCTGCAAGCAGTTGACTGAGCAGGGAATTGCAAGCCGAAACACGCTCAATGCGCTTACGGCGCAGCAGAAAAATGCCGCTAACAATGACGCCCTCAGCATGCTTCTACTCGGCCTCCCTATCGCAAGCATGGCCGGCGCAGACAAGGAAGCTCAAATAGCTATCGCGAAGGGACAGATCGTTGCTGTTTCCAGGGAGCGATATCGCAAGGGCTGTAAATAGCCACCACCACCCCTCTCAGACTAGGCCTTTTGGCGACATGTCGGTTCGCTCGCAGCTCAAGATGCATGCGCATGGCTTGCGATAGCTTTTAGTTTTTTGGGTACAATTTTGAATATCGTCGCCGTGCATATCCTCTTTGGCGGATATTTTTCTTGACTGTCCTCTTTAGCGGATAAATATTACCCCCCATCGACCGTCGAAGACGCCTCTCGGCAGATCGCGGTCCAAATGATGGGAGGCCCCGATGCCGCACAGTTACCACCCAGACGCGATCCGCGCGGTCACCACGCCCGCGTTCTTCGCATCCTTCCCCGCCCTGCGCACCGATGCATGGCTGCGCCTGAAGGAACAGCAGGGCATCCCGATCACCCGTGACCGGCTGGAGCGCCTGGACGCCCCGCGCCCGATCTCGGGCTACACGCCCCGCGCGGTGATCGACTTCGTCACCCAGCAGGCGCTGGAACCGACCCGCGCCGCGATCCGCGCCCGCGACCTGACCCCGACCGGCGGGGATGCGGCATGAAACACGCCAAGCAATGCTGCGAAGATACCCGGAAGCTCGGCGTCTACACCGGCGCTGACCATCCGCACGTCGCTTACTGCCGGACGCACGGCAACACCTGGCCCGTCTCGACCGAGGCCGCGACACGCATCATCGATGCGGATGTCGACAGGGGGGCGACCGCATGATCGACCACCTCGCAGAAAAGCACGCGCGCCAAATGCGCCGCTGCCCCCGGTTCTCCGTCGCGATCGCCGTGATCCTTGGGGCATGGATCGGGTTCGTCAGCGCTGTCTGGACAGTTGCCGACATCATTGAACGCGCCGCCATGTCGGCCCCGATCCAGATCGAGGGTCAGTGACATGGCCGACCTGCCCCCTGCAGACCCCTGCGCCACCCGCCGCGCGATGGACCGGCTGCTGCCCCGCCCGCAGGCCGACGTCTTGAACGCGGCCGCGGAACAGATCATCGACAATGTCCTGGCGCAGATCGAGGCCGACAACAGGCAAGATTTGGCCCGAGTCACGGCCCGTGAACAACTGGTCCGGCGCGTCAATATGTTCACCGAAGGTCTACGCCAGATCGGCTTCACCGCCATCAGCGACAGCGACCCCGGCGGGCGCCTCCGTATCACCATCGACCCTGACGCATGGGACGGCCCGATCGAGGGGCCCCTGACGGCCGACGACCCGAGGCGCGAGACATGAGCCGCATGACCTGCCGCTTCACGGGCTGCACCAACGGTCTGGGCCCCACCAACCTTTCCGGCGTCTGCCACATGCACACGCACGCAATTGGCTACTGCGCCTGTTCGGCCTGCAGCGCTCGGGCGACAACCGTCGCAAGGGACCTGCCCCCTGGCCGGCGGTCCGTCTCGGTCAAGATCCCGGGCCTTCACCCCGGGAATGACAGCGAGGCACGTGTCACCATGGCGGCGGCGCCTTGGGATCAGGAGAAGGAACGGACCACATGACACTTGGCCTGACGATGCTTCAACACCAAAAGCAAACGCGGCGCCGCGACGAACTCAACTTCGACGCGCCCGACGAAACGCCTAAACCACCCACCCGGGCCGAGATCGAGGCGCAGCTGAACGCCCTCGGCCATGTCGCCCCCTGGACGCCTGCGCTTGACCTGGCCCTGGTCAACGCCCTGCGCAGCGGCAGCGGCCTGCCCGGCGCGGCGCACGAGGTCGGCACCACGCCCGAACAGGCGCGCTCGCGCTGGCACGACCTGATGCTTGACACCTCACTCACGACGCAGGCGATCACCCACGAGGCCCTGCGCCGCCGCGCCATGGTGCCGGCATGAGCTGCACCACGATGGACGCGATCGACGCCGCATGGGCCACGCTCTGCGCCCCGGGCCAATCGGACCAGGACGTGCGCGAGGCCTGCCAGACGCTCTTGACCCATTGCCAGGACGGCCGCCGCGCAACCGCGCGGGCCATGCTGGACGCCCTGCCCCAAGAGGATGCCGATGCCTGCGCCTAAACCCGAGGAAGTCTTCTGGATGGTATGTCGCAAGCCCGGCAGCCTGAACTCTGTGACGCAACCGAAGGTTCGTTACCCCCATCATGACACCGCCTGGGATGCCGCCGCGAAACTGGCACGCGAAACGGGCCACGACTTCGCCTTGCTGCAGGTCGTTGAAATCGTCACCCCCGCCGCCCGCCTGACCCAGGGCCGGCTGTTCTGAAAACCGAAGGAGACCAAGACGTGATGGCAGACAAGAAATCCCCACCGACCGAGGTCATGGCGCCGGAGCCGAATGACCCTTACCGGATGCGCACGCTTGAACAGATCCTGATCCTGTTCGATGGCGGCGACTTCCTCGCCGAGGTGATGCAGGGCCACAAGGAACTGATGCAGGACTTGCTGGACCACAATGCCGAACACGGCTCCAAGGGGTGCCAGGGCAAGATGCAGCTCGAAATCAGCTACGCGGTCGGCAATGCCGGTGATGTTGGCATGGGCGCGACTGTGACCTTCAAACCGCCCAAGAAGCCCGCCAGCAGCGCCGCCGCCTACATCAACGATGCTGGCGAACTGACCCTCTACAGCCCGATGATGGCGCGCATGCATCAGCCCGTCCGCGATGTGGCCACCGATTACGACCCCGAAACCGGAGAGGTTCGGGACGCCTGACCTGCGCCGAGCAGGCACCCGCGCAGAGGACGCGGGAACGCTTCGGCAATGCGCCGGGCGGGCACCCGGGCCCACTGACCCGCCCGCCCGGTTGAAACCCACCAACCCTGACAGGATTGAGACATGACCGACCCGACCGACCACCCGACCTGGGCAGAGAACCCCGGCCAGACCGTTGCCAAACTGATGAAGAGCCTTGGCAAATTCGAGGACGTGCTTTCACCGGACGATAGCAGCGAGGCGTTCGTCAAGCCGACGATCATCACCCTGCCCGAAGGGCGCACAACCCACGACATGACCTCGACCGTACGCGCTGCGGCAGAGTATTTCAAACCGGCACGCCGGCGCGGCACCGCGCACCTGACCGAACTCGAAAGCCTCATCCAGTGGACCAACCGCTTCAAAGGCGAGTCTTCGGTCCTCTACGCCAATCCTGATCCCGATGCCCCCACCCTGACCTGCATCGCAGATTATCACGAGCAAGGACCCGCCACCCTCGACCCAGCGGGCGATCCGACCGCACGGCATGGCGCTCACCGCGCTGTCTACAACTTCCCGCTGTCGGATGAATGGAAGGCCTGGATGGCGGCGTCTGACAAGCCGATGGAAAAGGATGAGTTGGGCGAGTTCATCGAAGCCAACGCAAAGGGCATCATGGACCCGACCCCTGCGATCCTGGGCGGGGCGATCCAGGACGCTGAACCCTGGGAACAGCGCATGATCGAGACCGCATCCAAGATCAATGGTCGCTTCGCTCAGCTCCACCAGCTGCTGGCCATGACGAAGAAGTTCCAGGTCTTCGAAACCAGCGATCTGACGCTCAAGACGAACCGGGACACCGGCGAGACCGAGATCGCATTCCTGAATGAACACAAAGGCGTTGACGGTAAGCCGCTCAACATCCCCAACCTGCTGATCATCACGATCCCTGTGTTCCGTGGCGGTACGCCCTACCGCATGGCGGTGCGGTTCCGTTACCGGAAGAATGGCAGCACGATCCGGTTCATCCTGTCGGTCTACAACCCGGAACGGTCCTTCGAAGCCGCGTTCAAGGAAGCGATCACCACCGCGACCGAAGAAACCGGCCTGCCGACGTTCATGGGGCGCCCCGAAAGCGCCTGACGATCGAGGCGCGCCCAGGGCGCGCTTCACCACCCCGGCGCCAGTGGCGTCCCCCTATCATCATCAACCGGCGCAATAGCGCCCCCAAGCATGGCAGCGAGGGCGAGGGGGATCGAGGCGGCAGCGCCTCGGCCGGGACCAGATTTCAACGGAAGGACGGCCCATGGACGGCTCGACACTCTTCGAATTTCACGACCGGCCTGCGCCCGACGAAACCCGTCCCTTGATCGTGGACAGCTTCGCCGGTGGCGGCGGGGCCAGCACGGGGATCGAGAATGCCCTCGGCCGGTCGCCGGATATTGCGATCAACCACAACGAGGCGGCACTGGCGCTGCATGCGGCAAACCACCCCGACACCGTCCATCTGAGCGAAAACGTCTACCGGATTGACCCGCTGGACCATCTAGCCGGCCGACATATCGGGCTCATGTGGTTCAGCCCGGATTGCAAGCACTTCTCGAAAGCGAAGGGCGGCAAGCCCGTGGCGCGGAACATTCGGGACCTGGCCTGGATCATTCCCGGTTGGATCGAGCGGATCCAGAAATCGGGCGGAAAGGTCGACGTGGTCATGATGGAGAACGTCGAGGAATTCGCGGGATGGGGGCCGCTGATCGAGACGCCGCGCGGCCCCATGCCCTGCCCCGCGCGAAAAGGCGAGACGTTCGCAGCCTGGTGCAAGAAGATCAAAGGCCTGGGCGGCAAAATCCAGCGCCGCGAATTGCGCGGCTGCGACTATGGCGCCCCGACGATCCGCAAGCGGCTGTTCGTTGTGATCCGCTTCGACGGCCGACCGATCATCTGGCCCGAACCCACGCACGGCGACCCCGCCAGTGCCGCCGTGAAGCAGGGCAAGCTGCGCCCGTGGCGCACTGCGGCCGAGTGTATCGACTGGTCGCTGCCCTGCCCTTCGATCTTCGACACCAAGGCCGAGATCATGGCCAAGCATGGACTGCGCGCGGTGCGGCCCCTGGCCGACAACACCATGGCCCGTGTCGCGCGCGGCCTTCGGCGCTATGTCCTGGACGCCGAACAACCCTTTCTGGTCAACCTGACCCACGGGGCGCGCGCCGAAAGCGCGGCTGAGCCCATCCGCACCATTACCGGGGCGCATCGCGGCGAGAAAGCCGTCGTCGCCCCTTCGCTAGTGAGTATCGCCCATGGCGACAGCGGCGGGCGCCGCGAATACCCGCTGACCGATCCGCATGGCGTCGTCACGGCCGGCGGCATTTCCCATGCGGTGATAGCCCCAGCACTAGCAACCTACTATGGTCATACCGGTGGACGCGGAAAGCGATCTGCCGACGTGTCTGATCCACTCAGGACGGTCACAACCGAGAATCGGCACGCTTTGATCGCCCCGAGTATCGCGAAATTCACGACCGGCGCGACCGGTCACCGGGCCGACACGCCGCTTGCGACCGTCACCGCGAACGGCTGGATCAAAAAGCCCGGCGGCGCCGCGCCCCTCGGAATCCTGGCACCCTCGCTGATGAGCATGAAAGGCACGTCGCGCCGTGATAGTGCCGCGACCTTGCCGCACCCGACCGTGCTGGCCGGTGGCGGTCATTCCGCTGTCTTGGCGCCGGTCATCACCTATGCGCAGCACGGCGGACAGAGCCGCGACGTGACCGACCCGCATCACACGATCACGGCCAGCAAGAAGGACCAGAACGCTGTTATCGCCCCGACCCTGATCCAGACGGGATACGGTGAACGATCCGGCCAGGCACCCCGCGCGCTCGATCTGCACCGGCCCCTCGGGACCGTCGTCGCCGGTGGCGCGAAGCACGCGCCGATCTCCGCCTTCCTCGCGCAGCAGAACGGAGGGCCGCGCATGGCCGGTCACGCTGGCCACGACCCCCGCGCGCCGATCTCGACCGTCACCGGGTCGGGCAGCCAGCAGACACCGGTCGCCGCCTATTTCGCCAAATACTACGGCACTGGTGACGGGTCGGCCGCTGGCGAACCGATGCACACCATCACCGTGAAGGACCGGATGGGACATATCCAGGCGACATTGGACGCACCGCCCTTCACCGAAGAGCACAAGGCCAAGGCCCGTCGCGTGGCCGACCTCCTGCGCGCGCATGGACTTTGGGATGAGCGCGAGTTTGTGACCCTGACGATTCAGGGCGCCGAATTCGTCGTGGTGGATATCGGCATGCGGATGCTGACCCCGCGCGAACTGTTCAACGCCCAGGGCTTCCCAGGCGACTACGTCATCGAAGGGGTCTGGCACCAGGACGGCGACGATTGGCAATTCGAACCTTTCTCGAAAGATGTGCAGATCAGCTGCGTCGGCAACAGCGTATGCCCAGACGTGGCCGAGGCGCTGGCCAGCGCCAACTGCGGTCATCTGGCGGTTCGGCAGGAGGCGGCGGCATGACCGACACACCCAAAATCGAATGGCCTCGCGAAATCTGGATGGCAGAACGCGAGGAACACGACCAGGGCGTCGTCAGCGCCGTCCTCTCCGAACACGCCACAATTGCTCGTTGGGAAGGCGATAAGGAACGTGACCGCGAATTCCACCGCTATGTCGATGGCGACATCCACGACAGCGCAGAGCGGTATTATCGCGAGATCATCGAATCTCAGCGGACCTGGTTGGCTGCAGCGCGCGCCTGGATCGCGACCGAATGGGAAGCGCGCGGCGACGCGGATGCCGAATATCCGGTCGAACGGCGCTGCGCCAATATCCTGGGGAGGATGCCATGACCGTCTATGTCGACGACATGCACCTGCACCCGATGGGCCAACTCGGCCGCATGAAGATGTGCCACATGATCGCCGATAGCACGGCAGAGCTGCTGGCGATGGCCGATCAGATCGGCCTCGATCGCCGCTGGCTCCAAAAGCCGGGCACCTCGCAGGAGCATTTCGACATTAGCATGTCCAAGCGCCGGATCGCAGTCGAGCGCGGAGCCGTCGAGATCACGATGCGCCAGCTCGCGAAGATGACGATCGACAAGCGAGGCAACCTTAAGTCGGCCGGAACATCCGGCGAAAAACCACAAGTGAAGGGCTGACGGATGCAGGACAACCGCCCTTTCACCCCCGACACACTGGCAGCCCGCTGGTTCTGCAGCGCCGAAACGATCCGGCAAATGGTCAAGCGTGGCGAGTTGCACGGCTTCCGGGTTGGCCGCATGATCCGAATCCCATGGAACTCCGTGGAGGAATACGAATGCCAGACATCAACATCGGACGGCTCAGAGGCGGATTGTGCGCCTACTGGACAGGGCCAGACGGCAAACGACAGCGTTATCAGCTTACGGCACGCACCCGAAAGGAAGCTGAGACAGAAGCCCTAGAGCTCTACCGGCAAAAGACCTATGCCAGCAGGCCGAAGGACCCGACTGTGTCCGAGATTTGGGATCTGTACCGCGAGGACTTGGGCGAAAAAGCTACCGGCAAGACCATGGGCTACACCGGGAAGGCGATCCTTCCCCACTTCGGCCACCATCGCCCCTCGGATATCACCAAGGCGCTTTGCCAGGCCTACGACGAACTGCGGAGCAACGCGGGTATCTCCCAAGGATCAATCCACACCGAACTGGGCCACCTTAAATCCGCGCTGAACTTTGCTGCGGATACCCGGATGATTGATCGAAGCCCGAAGGTATGGCGCCCGGCCAAGCCACAGACCGACAAGAGAATCCTGAACGCCGGCGAGGCGCGGGCCCTGATCGAGGGCGCACATGAACCGCACATTCGCTTGGCGTTGATCCTGCTGCTTGGAACCGCCGGCCGTGTCGGTGCAGTCCTGGACCTGAAATGGGATCGCGTGGATTTCGAGCGCGGCACGATCAACCTGCGGATCGAGGACAGCGCGACCCGCAAAGGCCGCGCGGTCGTGCCCATGAACGGGACCACCCGCGCGGCGCTAGCAACGGCGCACCAGGCCGCACTTTCCGAATACGTGATCGAATATGCCCAACGGAAGGTCGGGTCGATCCGCAAAGGCGTGTCGGGCGCGATCACCCGGTCCGGCATTGGCCACGTCCGGATCCATGACCTCCGCCACACCGCGGCCGTGACCATGCTTGCCAGCGGAATCCCGATCGAGAAGGTCAGCCAGGTCCTGGGCCACAGCAATATCGCGGTGACCTACTCCACCTACGCACGCTACCTGCCAGAACACATGCAGGACGCAGTCAACGTGCTTGACTTCATGAACCTGTCTGCGAAGAACTAGGTTCAATGAACTGAGGCGCACTTCGCGAACAGCGCGTAAGTATCTGAAAAGCTTGGTGGGTGATGAGAGACTCGAACTCCCGACATCTTCGGTGTAAACAAAGCGCCAGGCGGCCAAGATACTGATGTTTCGTCTAAGGCGCTCTTTTTAAAGGGCGCCTTTTTTCGGTCTAGCCCAGGTTCACCGGTTCATTCAGGTTCAATGAACCAGGGAACGCTTCGTAGCTATGGCTGACCAAAAGATCGCGGGGACAGGGCTCTTGATGTCCCCGTTCCCGCTCGAACCCGCCCGCGCGGCACACGACCAGGTGACTCTGCGAGCAAGGACCTCACGAGGTCCAGGCGATCACAATTTGAGCGACACCTATTATCGAAGTTAACGACATGGAAATGGCCGCAATCCAAATTGCCTTTCTCGCCCCCTCACGCGCTTCTTGCAGTTCAACTCGTTCTAAGTGCTTGAACGCGGCTTCGGCTTGGAGGTGAAATCTTTCACCTCGCGACAGCGCATCATTCGGGCTGTTAGAGTTTCGCTCCATTGGTCGGAAAAACTCAAAAAACATCTCCGCGTATCTCGGTTGAGCTAACGAGAAATCGTTGTCGCTCAAAAACTTTTCATAGTCGGAATAAGTCACACCCGCATCGATGTTGTCGTACCCCCACTGAAGAACCGCTTCGTACAAATTCAAACTTCTAGACACTTAGGAGGCCTCTCCCTTCTAGGATCGCGCCCGATTGGCGCGTTGATGTGCCGCGTTCTGAGCCGCGGACACCGATTCAAGAAACTCCGTCAGGTCATCCCCTGGCACGTACAGCGCCGGGCCATTGTACCGCAGAGAGTGGACGTAGACCTGCATGCCGGCATCCCATAGGCCGGTGATCGTTTCCTGTGCCAGCCTGGCAGAGAACCCGACGCAGAGCGGATCGGCGAACCATACCTGATCGCCCTCCGGCTGGATCCGCTGCATGGCTTCAATGAATGATGCCCGCTCAACCAGCTTTCCCATCCAGTTGGTTGTCCGGCCGACATGGGCGACGTCATCCAGGATCATCGCGCTGATATCGTCCCGGCCGAGCATGCTTTCGGTGACGCCCCAGGCCCGCGCCCGGGCGATCTGTTCCGTCTTGGAAGGCAGCGACGGATGCACCGTGACCACTGCCCACTTTCCGCTGAACTGCTCCGCTTCCTTATCCGTCATCGACCTGCACTGCTTTCTTACTCTTTTCTTACTTTAAGCAGAAAGCGTTTGCGTCGGTCAAGGCGCGCCATTATCTTACATCAATAGGAAAGCGAGCATCTAAGACAGCCGGAGGGGCGATGCACGAAGCCCAGAAAGACACGCAGCGCGCATTCGAAGCCGCCAAGATCATCTGCGACGGCCGACATCCGATGTTCGAGCGCCCGGGCGTTCTGATCACCCTGGATCACGTGATCGCCACGGTTCTGATCGCCGCCATGGGCAACGACCCCAAGAAGGCGTTGGCGATGTTCAACGAGGGGACCATCCCCAGCGTCGAAGAGCGGATCATGCTCTTCGCCAACAAGTCCAAATAACCCGGAGGCACCGATGGAAGTCCGAGAACTCACATTCAAAGGCGAGAGCGACCCGAAGCTCTACGCCTGCGGGAAGTGCGGGAAAGCATATTCCCCGAAGATCTACGGCGGGCGAGAGGAAGTCGTCCATGCCGCCGCCCGCCGCGCCGCCGAGGAATGCTGCAAGCCTCGCTTCTGCGATTGCGGCACAGAGCTCGAGAGCAGCTGGACGGCGTGCAGGTCTTGCCGGGAGCGCAAAATGCTGGCCAAGGCCACGATCATCGAGGCGGCGGATTACAGTGGCCCGGTGAGCGCGGAATGCGCCGGTGAATGGGGGGAAGGGTATTCATCCGACATTGCGGCGATGATCGAGGCCTGCCACGACGCCGGGGATCCTGTGCCAGCCTACTGCCACCCTTGCACCGATCACCCCCTTCAGATCGACCCGGCCAGCATTCTGGAAAATGCGACCGAGGAAATGCACGAGGAAGCCGCCGACCAGATCGTGGATGCTGACGAACTGACGGCTTTCATCAACGCATGGAACGGGAAGCAGACCTGCGTCACCTATTACGAGGATAGAAGCAGGGTGATCATCATCGATCGCGTGGCCTTCGACGACATCATGAGCGGCCACACCGCCCAGTCCAGCTAACCCCCGAAAGGAAATCCAATGCCGAACCCAATCATGAAATACTTCGAATACGCGCACCTACCCGAGCACCTGCAAGCGGTCAGCAAGCCCTTCGGCGACATGGCCGCCCAGATGAACGAGCAACTTCCGGATGGGCCCGAAAAGAGTGCAGGCCTGCGCAAGCTGCTCGAGGCAAAAGACTGCATGGTCCGGGCAGCCCTCGGATGAATAGACGCGCTGCCTGGCAGATCGAGCAGGCGGAGCACTGCCCCTGTGGCGGCTCCGATGAATACTGCCCCTGCCAGAACGTTCAGTTTCGCAATCCCGGCGAGCAGCGCGGGCACCACAATCTTCAGAAAGTGCGCGAGTGGTTCTTCACCCATCTCTGCGGCACCCAGGCCGAATGCGCCGAAGATCTTGGCCTCTCGGTGATGGCGGTCAGCCGCCACGTGAAGACGATCCGCGCCGAATGGCGGGCCGAATCCAATCAAACCGGAGCTTCCAAATGAATGACGAGGAAATCGAAGCACTTGAGAGCATAGCCAACACGCTTCGGGGGATGGCCATGGATCGCCGTATTCCCGCCGAGGCACTTGATGTCCTCACGTCTTCCGCAGGCGTGATCGACACGATCACCGAAGCCCACCTGGACGACGAGTCCAGCTGCTAACCCCCAAGGAGAAAAAAATGGCTGAAAATTCAACTGAGACCGCTGCTCCGCAGGACTTTGGCTGGGTTCTTCTCGAATTGATGGGGCACCGTCAGCGCGTCGGGATGGCGCGGGAAGAATATGTCGGGAGTGGGAAAATGATCCGCATCGACATCCCCACAGGCGACGGCAGTGACACGGTGACAGAGTTCTACGGGACCAGCGCCGTCTATGCCTTGCGCCCGATTACCGAAGAAGTTGCGAAAGACCATTGGGCCGCTCAAGACCCGCGCCCTGTCCGCCCGGCTGCATATCGAGCATCATCTCAAATCGAGCACTACGAAGAAGACGATGATGATGATGCTTGGCCCGAAGACGAAATCATCAACTGAATCCCAAAACCGCCGGAGGCACCATGCAGCTACGCGAGACCATGAGAGCGCGCCACGCGCCTGACGTTAATGCAGGTCCAAATTGCGACCAGCATCAGCCGCGATGGATGGGTTCGGCGGAGGGCGACATGGACGGAGACGGGCCAGTCGGGCGCGAGGGAACGCTTATGCTCTCCGCGCGAACCTTCCCGCCGGGAACGGTGGTCACGGTCTCAATGCCTGAGTGTCCCAACTGCCACGAAACACCGCACGATATGGGCGACCTGCCCGACGGCAATGGCGGCTGGTTCACAAAGTGGTCTTGCGGGTGCGACTTCGACTGGCGAAACTGGGCGACCGAAGAATTTTCCTAAGTCACACGATCTCCCGGAGACCCCATGACCTACCCCTTTGCCACTGTCGTCCGCCTCATGTGGATTGATGATCTGATCGAGGAAGAAGGGCAGATCCAGCGCAGCGACATCGCGCGTGCGTTTCGCATGTCGATCCAGCAGGCCAGCCATGACCTGCGCAGATACATGCAACTGAACCCCCGCCGGATCGCCTATGATCCATCGCCGCGCTGTTACATACAGATCGAGGGTTCAAAGCCTCTATTTTCACGTGGCCACCGCTGCGCAGCGGTGAACATCGCTTCAGCCGTGGCCGAGCATTACCTCGCCAAAGAACAATTCAACTGACTCCGCCTCACCACTCCGCCTGCCCGTCGCCGATCTCCCTGGCCCCATCCAGAGCGTTGGCACCAGGGTTCCAGTAGCGCGGCATGTCGACCGCGTTTCGGGACCGGCATCGGCTGCATCGCGCCCGGGCAAGGATGTCCTTACGCGAGAGGTTCATCACGTCGGACGGCGCAGGTCGGTCGCTTTCAGCGCCGCAACCGCATTTGATCCAGAGGTAGTGCATGGGTCGACCGATAGCCCCAAGGTGGGATTCGGTCGAGGCCTTATCGCCGGATGACCCGCGTGATCTGCATGGCCCCGGCCGTCAGGAAGTAGAAGCCCGCGATGGTCTGGCCGAGGATCCGTTCGTTGTCGCCCAGGCCGTCGGTGACGCCTAGCCCGAGGATCTTGTCCCAGACGATCACCTTCCAAGTAAAGAGGATGAACGGCAGCGCCCATGCGGCCTGTATCACGGCCGTGACCTTGCCGCCGTTTATCAGCACCTTCTGCCGGGCCTGCAGCTGCTCGATCTCCACGTCGGCCCGGATGCGCTCCGCCTCGGTATTGGCGTTCTGCTTCGCCTCATAGGCGCGGGCCAGGCGGTCGGCGATGCTCGTCAGCGGCGAGATCAGCCCGATCAGCCGGCCGATCATTCCTTCTGGCCCAGTGGGGTCGTCGTCACCCGGCGCAGCTGCATGTTCACGATGGCGATGAACAGCGCGTAGAACGGCTGCCAGCCTGCCGGCAGGATCGCCGCGACCTCGGGCAGGTTGAGGATCGGGACCAGGAACACGCAGAACACGTTGAAGGCGATGGTCCGCCAACCTTTGAGAAATGTCATTTCGAGAACCTTTCCATGATGAGTTGCAGGAGGGCCGACAGCCAATTGCCGGCCGGGGGCGGCGCGCTCGGCGCCGGGAATGCGTCGATGACCTCGATCCCGAGGCGCGGCATTGTCTTGAGGTGGCGATGCAGGGCGGCGCGGGTCTTCGGACCACAGATGCCGTCGGCGACGAGCCCCTGCCCCGCCTGGAAGCGAACAAGGCTTTCGATCTCGGCGAGCTCCTGTGCGACCACGTCGTAGAGCGCCAGC